ATGTCCACGATCAAAATCAAATCCACCGACGAGGCGAGCCAAGGCCCGTTCGTCATCATCAACCTGGCCGATTTCAACTCCGACATCCATGAGCCGTTCGATGCTGAAGCCGCTGCCGCGCTGTCCGGCGCCGTAGCATCCGGCGAGCTGGTTCCGAGCGCCGCCGAGCTGATTGCCGCCCGCGACCGCCTGCTGGAGCAAGAGCGCCAACTGAACGCCGAGCGCGACCGCTTGGCCGAGCAGGCCGCCGCCAACGATGCCGAAGCGCAGCGCCTGGCCAGCGAGAAAGCCGCTGCCGAGAAAGCCGCGAAGAAGGCTACCGACAAGGCCGCAGGCGACGCAGACAAGAAGTAATCCTCTCCCAGAACCACCTCCCAGCCCGCCGCGTGCGGGCTTTTTTACGCCCCTACGCCGAGAGCATCCATGACCACTATGACCACGATCCGAGCCGGTGAATCGGCCAAGACCATCACCATTGCGGAGGGCCGCGCCTTGGTGCTGACCGGCGCGACCGGTGCTGTCGGCATTGCCTATTTGCTCGACCCGGTGAAGGGCGGCACGAACTCGTCGCAGACTTGGGTTCTGGGCGCCGGCGCGTCGCCACAGATCGGTCCATTCGCCAACACGCAGAAGGTGCTGGTCACCTGCTCGGCGGGCAGCATTGACGGTGTGGTTGCGGACGCGGTTGTATCCGTTCCTGTAACGGTCATCTCGACTGCCGCCTCCGTCGACAATGACGGCCGTCCTGAGAACACGATGTACATCCAGTCGCCGGTCTAAGTCATGTCGATCAAGATCAAACGCGGCGGGGCCTATGTCGATCCGACCTCGATCAAGATCAAGCGAGGCGGCGCTTATGTGAATCCGCTAAGCATCAAGATCAAGCGTGGCGGGGTGTATCAGTCAGTGCTCGATTCCAATCCTTACAAGTTTGTCGGGAACCGCACCCGCCCGTCGACGCAGCCGGCAGCGGTCGGCGCGAACCTTGAACACATCAACTGGATCTACCTGGGCTTCCTGCCTTTCGCGCCGAGTGCCTTCAATGCGGCATATGGCATGCATTACACCACGGCGCTAAATGTTGAAACCGCAATCGGCAACACGATCACTTTCCGTGGTTGGGGCCTTGCCTACAGCGCGACGAAGGACGTCAACACCGCAACGCGCGTGCGCGGCAAGGTGCAGAACGGCGCCGACAATATCGTACTGGACCCGGCCGTCAACTCGGTGGGTATCCTGACCGACGATCTTGGCGCGGCAGGCGACTTCCCGGCGAATCGCCACTGGTGGCTTTTGACCGCGTTCGCCGTTCCATCCGGCGGATCGATGCCAGGCAACTACGACTTCAAGGGCGGCCTTTCATTGGAAGGCCTTTCCGCATCCGCTTCCACGCCGCAGGACTCGAAGATCACCACTGGCGTGCTGCCAACGCTGGGCGCAGGTGGTTCGGCCGGCAACTGGGGGCCAGTCTATGTCACCTGCAAGGGCAACACCGGTCGGGTGGGCTTAGGCTGGGGTGACAGTATTTCTTGGGGCGCGAACGAAACGTCCTACCAGTACACCGACGGCAAATTCGGCCTGCTTAGCCGAGGCATGGCCATGGGTACAGAGATGTTCTGCGCCAATATGTGCGTACCAGGCACCAGCCTTGGCTACTGGGTCGATAACGGCCGCCCTGGCGTCTCGAAGAAGCTGGACCTAATCAAACTGGTCATGGATCGCAATGGCGGCAAACGCCCGTTCGACTTCATGATCAGCTGCCACGGCACGAACGGCTTTGGCTCGGGCGGTACTGGCATCGCCAACACGACGACGAAGACCAAGGCTTACGCCGCCAATGCGCGCGCTGAGTGGGGCGCTGACCTGCCGATCCATCAGAAGACAATGATTGCTCGCGGCTCATCCACAAGCGATCAGTTGCAGACTCTGGCCGGGCAGACGATGGCGGCGCAATACCAGGCCGGCGGCGACTACTGGCAGTGGAATGACAAGTTGATCGCCGATCGCATGGACGGCGTGTTCAACAGCGTGATCAACGACTACGCCGTCTTCGGCGATCCGTCCGACCGCACCAAGCTGCACTTGAACACATTCCGCGCCAACCTGGCAGTCGACTATGTGGCCAACGCTGGAACGATCATTCTCGACGCATTGCCTCCTGATGACATCGCGATTTGCCTTGATCCGAGCAACGCCGGCACCACGGCGGGCGCCGGGCGCGTCATCAACGGAACGCCGGTTGACAACGGCAACGGCACTTGGACAGTCAAGGTTACCTTTGGCTGGAATTTTGCCCGAACCGCCGGGACTCTGGTTTCTGGTATGGACTATTCGGACATCGTGCACCCGTGCTCGAACCTGCACAAGCTGGGCGCTGTCATCATCGACGCTTGCAAGCCGAATTTCTAAGGCACCTATGACCCTCATCGTTGAAACCGGCGCCGGCCTGGCGAATGCCGAGAGCTACATCTCGGTCGCCGACGCAACTGCGTACCACGCGAATCGAGGTAATGCCGCGTGGGCGGCGCTGGCCTCGGACACCATCCGCGAACAGCTGCTGCGCAAGGCGACCGAGTACATGGTCGGTCAGTACCGCGACAATTGGAAGGGCCAGCGCACCGGCGCCGTGCAGGCGTTGGACTGGCCGCGTTACAACGTCCCGCTGCCGGACGTCGGCTACGGCCGCTACGTGGCCTACGTGCAGACCAACGTCGTGCCGGTCGAAGTGGCGAATGCATGTGCTGTCCTGGCGCTGCAGGCGAGCAGCGGCGACTTGGCGCCGCCGATCAAACGCACCGTCAAGGAGAAGGTCATCGGCCCGATCAAGACGGTGTACGCCGACGGCGCGCCGGACTATGTCCGGTACCGGGCGGTCGACCAGATGCTGGCCGCGTACCTGTGCGGATCCGGCACGTCTGGAAAGCTGGTGCGCGGATGAGTGTCAATCCTTCGATGCACCGCGAGGCGTTCAACCTCATTTGCGATGAATTGATCTATCAAGGTATGTCGCGTGCAGTCTGGTCGAGCGAGGTTTTCCCTGATTGCGTGGTCAAGGTCGAGGACCGCAGCGGGTATTTTCAGAATGTTGTGGAGTGGGAAACATGGAAGCGCGTGAAGGGAACGGCAGTCGAGAGGTGGTTCGCCCCTTGCCGCTGGATCAGCCCGAACGGAGCAATCCTCGTGATGGAGCGCACCCGCGCCGCCGGCGATGCTCAGTATCCCGAGAAAATGCCGGCCTTCCTGTGCGATTTTAAGCGCCGCAACTACGGCATGCTGGGAGATGACCTCGTTTGCCATGACTATGGTACGAACATGCTATTCGAGAACGGTATGACGAAGCGTATGGTTGCCGCGCGCTGGAGTGATTCGAAATGAGCGACTACGCACAAGACGCCCGCGACGCGGATGACGCCTTCCGCGAGGACGGCCAACTGCTGACGCTGACCTTCAAACAGCCTGGCACCTATGTCGGCGGCGCCGTCGTTCCGGGCACGCCGGTCGTCAAGCACGCCTGGGGCATCGAAACCGGCGTCACCGCGCACGATCTGGGAGTCGGCACCATCAACGGCACGCTGATCAAGTCCGGCGACCGCAAGATCATGATGTCTGCCCTGGACGACACCGGCGCCGCGCTGGCGCAGATGAAGAACGAGGACCAGGTCCTGGCCGGCGGCGTGCTGTACACCGTCAAGAACGTGGACAAGGTGGCGCCCGGCGGCGTGGTCGTCATGTGGCAGCTGGTCGGACGGGTCTGATGGGAGCGTTTTCGCTTCGCATCATCGAGTTGATGGAGCGGAGCAAGAAGGACATGGACACGATTGTTCGGTACGCCATGGCAACCATCGACGGAAAAGTCGATTTCAGGTCGCCGGTTGGCGATGCCAAGTACTGGACGCACCCAGCCCCGAAAGGCTACGCCGGCGGGCGGTTCCGTGGCAACTGGCAGATGTCGATCGGATCGCCGGCAAGCGGATCGCTCGATGTCGTCGATCCGGGCGGCCAGGCTACCCGAGCGTCGCATGTTGCTGTCTTGGCCGCCGCGCGCGCCGGGCAGGTGATTTACCTGATGAACAACCTCCCGTACGCCAAGCGCATTGAGGAGGGTTGGTCCCGGCAGGCGCCGATTGGCGTTGTGGCCGTGACGGTGGTCGAGTGGAACAATATTGTCGATGCCGCGGTGAATGGTGTTCGCGCCGGTACCAGTGCGGAAGATTTTGAACAGGGCTACAAGAGCTACGGCATATGACCGATCCGATCATCAATATCCGCGATGCCCTGGAAGCTGCGCTGAGCAGCATCTCGCCGGCAATCCATATCGTCAACGAGAACGCGGAAGTGTACGAGCCGCTGCCCGGTGTGCCGTACTGTGAGGCATACCTGCTGCCAGCAACGCCTTCGAATCCGACGGCCGGTACCGGTTTCTATCAGGAGCAGGGGGTCTTCCAGGTCACGCTGCAATACCCGCCGCTGACTGGATCGCTGCCATGCGCCACACAGGCTGGATTGATCCGCGCGCTGCTGAAACGCGGCGCCGTGTTCACCGACGGCGGGATCAAGGTCCAGATCGACAAGACGCCAGAGGTTGGGCAGGGTGCCGTGCAAGAGGGGCGCTGGCGCCAAGTGGTCAAAATCCGTTGGCACTCCGATATCTTCAACTGACAACTTCACATCGCCGCCTTCGGGCGGTTTTTACTTTTCGGCTCGCCATGCGCGGGCCTTTTTATTTCTGAAAGGCTTTCGCCATGACCGTCGCACAAGGTATCAATAAAGTCACCTCCATCAAGGCGCAGGCCGGGCTGGGTCTGCCGTCCTCCGGCGCCGGCGGCCAAGAGCTGCGCCGCGTCACCTCGGTGGCGAAGGAAGATCGCCAGACTTACGAGAACAACGAAATCGTCTCGCACCAGCAGTCCACCGGCGTCAACCTGGGCACCGCCAGCACCGCGTGGGACTTCGACGGCCTACTGTCGCCCGGCACCTATTCGACACTGCTGGCAGCAATCGTGCGCAAAATCTTCACCGCCACTGCGGCGATCGCCGGCGCGTCCATCACGGTCGCCGGTGCCGGGCCGACGTACACGATCACCCGCGCCGCTGGTTCGTACCTGACCGATGGCGTCAAGATCGGCGACGTCGCCCGCTTGACCGCTGGCGGTTTTGCTGCCGGCAACCTGAACAACAATCTGCTGATCGTTGGCCTGACTGCGCTGGTGGCCACGGTCATCACCGCAAACACCTCCGTGCTGGTTGCCGAGGGACCTATCGCATCGGCGACCTTCACTGTGGTCGGAAAGAAGGCGCTGGCGCCGCTCACCGGCCATACCGATACGCTGTTCACAGTCGAGGAATGGTATGCCGACATCAGCGCGTCCGAACTGTTCCCTGATGTGCGGATCGGCAAGGCCGATATCGGCATTCCCGCATCGGGCAACGCGACCATCAAGCTGGCCAGTATGGGCCTGGGCGTGCGCACGCCGTCGAACACCCGCGTCCTGACCACGCCGACCGCCGCCACCACCACCCCAGTTCTGACCGGCGTGCGCGGCGCCCTGGTGCAGGGCGGCAGCCAGATCGCCACCATCACCGGCGTGACCATCACGCTGGACGCGGCCATGACCGCCGAAGGCCCGGTCCTGGGTTCGAACTTTTCGCCCGATATGTCGCGCGGCCGCCTGAAGGTGACCGGCCAGTTCACCGGCCTGTTCGACAGCACCACGCTTTCGCTCCTGTACCACAACGAGACGTTGACCTCGCTGGTGGCACTGATGACGGCCGACACCACGAACAATTCCGACTTCGTCGCGTTCAACATCTCGGCCATCAAGCTGACCAGCGACGCGCCGGATGACGGCGAGAAGGCAATCGTCCGCACCTACCAGTTCACGGCGCAGCTGAATGCTGCCGGCGGCCCGACGCTGGCCAACGACAAAACCATCATCACGATCCAGGACAGCCTGGCGTAACCAACCTGCCCAGCTATCCGCTGGGTTCCAGTTCTGGCGCAAGCCACCTCCAGCACCGACCGGTCGCTGTCGCCTTTCGCGGGCGCAGCGGCCGGCACGGGCAATTAATACCTCGCGAAAGGCAACACCATGGAAAACATCAACACCACCAAAGCCGTATCCCACGATCTGGATGCGCTGCTGAGCCCTGAAGCCGACAAGGTCACCTTCAAGGTGCCGGTCATCGTCGACGCCGACGGAAACCCGGAGTCGGGCTTCATCATCGTTGGCCGCAATAGCCCAGAATTCCGCGAAGCCGACAAGGCTGTCCGTATCGTCAACCAGAAGGCCGCCGCCAGCCGCACCAAAGCCATCGACCTGAAGACCGATGCCGGCGCCACCAAGGTGGTTGACATCGTCGACGGCCAGGACGTCGCGCGCGCCGCCGCCGTCGTGGTTGACTGGTTCGGCTGGGACAAGGCCGGCGTGCCGCGCCCGTTCGATAAATCGGCAATGCCGAAGATCCTGGCCGCCAAGCCGACCTGGCTCGCCAAGATCAACGCCGCGCTGACCGAGGACAACAATTTTTTGCCAGTCTCTCCGAGCAGCTCCGAGCCTTCGCCGAGCAACAGCTAAGTCTCGCTGCCGTCCAGAGTGACGGCTGCTCGCTTCGAGATCACCTCGAGGCCCATGAGCGCGCCAGCGGGCAAACGCCTGACGACCTGATCCCGCTGCCGTTCCCGTATGAAATCGGGCACCTGTGGGACTGGTTCAGGCAGATCGCCAGAATGCGCCAGAGCAACGGCATGAGCCTCAACCCGCTTTCCACCGAAATCCTGACATGGCAGGCCCTGAGCCACATCGAGCTGAATCCCTACGAGCTCGATGTGATCTGGATGCTTGATTCGATGTACCTGGAACACCAAAGCAAGAAAGCCTCAACATGACAGACTTCGCCTCGATCGGTATTCAGCTGGACTCGCGCCCCCTGGTGGACGGCGCGAAGGCGATGGATGGCGTGAGCGAGGCGGCCGTGCGCGTGGACCAGCGCGTCGGGTCGATGAACGGCCAGATGAATGACACGGCCAAGATCATGCGCGCCCAGGCGGACCAGGCGAGGGCCACTGCCGCGGCAAATTCGGTGCTGGGAAATTCGACGTCGCAAATGACGATCGGTTCCCAGCTCTTCATCGAGAAGCTGCGGGAGCAGGCCGCGACCGTGGGCATGAGCCGTTCGCAGTTGGCCGCCTATCAGGCTGCGCAGTTGGGCGTCGCGCGCGAGGCGGAGGCGTCCGTTGCCAAGCTGAAGGCCTATGAGGACGCCATCAAGGCCGTCGCCGACGCCAAGGCTGCAGCCGCAAAGCAGACGAACTACTTGGCCGACTCGATCAAGGTTCTGTCGGCCGCGTATGCGACGCTGAAGATTGGCGAGTACATCAAGGATGCATCGCTGCTGGCCGCTCGCTACGAGACGCTCGGCGTTGTAACCGAGGTCGTCGGCCGAAACGCCGGCTACACCAAGACGCAGATGGATACGGCGACCGACGCCATCGCCCGCCAGGGTATCACCATGGTGGAGTCGCGTGAGTCGGCGGTGAAACTGGTGCAGGCGCACGTCGACCTGAAGAACGCGACGGTCCTCGCCCGCATTGCGCAGGATGCGGCCGTCATCGGTCACCTGAACTCGTCGGATGCTTTCGACCGCCTGGTCAATGGTATCTCGCGCGGAAACGTGCTGATCCTGCGCAACATCGGCATCAACGTCAACCTGCAGACCGCCTATCGTCAGATGGCGGACGAGTTGGGCAAGACCACCAAGGAGCTGACCGAGAACGAGCGAGTGCAGGCGCGCCTGAATGCCGTGGTCGAACGTGGCGCCGATATCGCCGGCACCTACGAGGCCGCGATGGGCACGGCCGGCAAGCAGATCACGTCCATGCAGCGCTACGTCCAGGATTTGAAGACGGTCGTCGGCGAAACGTTCCTCGAGGTGCTGACTGTTAGCGTCATGGCGCTGACCGACAGCCTCAAGGGGGCAAATAAGGAGGTATCCGAGCTCTCGCGACAGAATCAACTTCACGAATGGGGCGCGGGAATTGCGCAGGTCTTCGTATCTGTGGCCGACAACGTGAGCAACGCGATAGGTGCGGTCAAGATTCTGTCGGTCGCGGCCGCATACGCAGCGACCTCGACCTCTAACATGTTGCAGTACAACAAAGACGTCTTGTCAGCCGGCTTTGACATCGACAAGCAAAAGGCCGCATACGCAAAGCTGGGCGCCGCAACAGATGCGAACGTGAAATTGTTCGCGGATGAGAAGGCGGCAATTCTGGCCGGCGAGGATAAGTTTCAGAAAGCGTATGACGAGCGCTCGGCGGCGCAGCTGGTGCGCCGCAAGGCTGATGCCGAAGCGAAGCTCAAGGTCGACCAGGACTATGCCGCCAAGGCTACCGCGCTGTTGTTGGCGAACGCCGGGAAGCCGATCGCCGCGCAGCAAGCCGCCCAGGTCGCGCTCGCCAATTCCGTTTACGTCGGCACGCCGACGTACCGGGACACCGAAGGCCGCGAACCAACGCCGAAGGTCGACAAAGTCGAAAGCACCGAGCTCGCGGACCGGCTCGCGCGCATCCAGGACCTGGTCAACGCCGAGAAGGAAATGTACGACACCATGTCGAAGATGGACGACATGTTCCACGCGGCCGGAAAAATGGGTGACGAGGAGTTCTATTCGAACAAGAAGGCGTATGCCGCTGCCGCGGCCAAGGATCAGATCGACGGCTATACCAAGCAGATCAACGATCTGAAGGCGTACCACAACGGTACCGAGGCAGAGGCCGCGAAGCACGCCAAGCAGATCAATGACATCACCGCCAAGCGCTCGGCCGCCGAGGTGAAGGCGCAGGACGAGCGCAACCTGCTCGACGCGAAAGAGTTCCTGCGCAAGGAGGCCATTGCGGCCGCGTCTGATGACGCTACCAACAAATACCTGTCCGGCCTCGACCAAGAAGCCAAGAAGCTGGAAGAATCAAACGCCGCGCACGAAACGTCGAAGGGCGCCGTAGAGCGCGAGACGATCGCGCGCCTCGATCTGGCCATCGCCTACCAGAAGCAGTTCATCGCCGACCAGGCCGTAGCTGGCGCCACCGCCGAGGAGATCGCACAAGCCCCGGCAACCCTGAAGTATCTGGAAGACGTGCGCGCCGCGCGTGCGCGCATTGCCGCTGGGCTTGAAACGCAGCAGGCCAACCAGTTCAAGGATAAGTCCGCCGACCAGGCGATCAAGGATTGGCAGCGCGCCGGGCAGAGCATCGCCGACAGCCTGACTTCGGCCTTTGGCGCTGGCGGCAAGGCGCTGGGCGGAATGTTCCAGGCGTATGCCAAGGGCATGGAGGGGCAACTGCGGGCCCAGAAGGATCTTACTGAAGCCAAGAAGAAGGCCGTCGATGATCCGGACAAGATCGCAGCTATCCAGCGCGCGCAGCTGAATGGCTCGTTGGCGCAAATCCAGGGCTACGCCGGCATGACCGCTGCTGCTCAAAGCTACTTCGCAGAGGGCTCACGCGGCTACCAAGTCATGCACGCCGCGACTGTCGCGCTGCAGGGCGCCGAGATCGCGCTGAGCTTGATCAAGGGCGTCAACGCCGTGCTGACGCAGGGTGAGGGCGATCCGTACTCGGCGTTCGCACGCATGGCCGCCATGGCCGCTATCGTGGCCGGTCTTGGTGTCGCAATCAGCGGTGGCGGCGGTGGCGGCGGTGGTCAGTCGGCTGCCGATGTGCAGAAGGCGCAGGGCACCGGATCGGTGTTCGGTGACAGCACGGCCAAGTCCGATTCGATCCGTCGTTCGATCGAGGCGCTGAAGGAAAACTCCGACAGCATGCTGCCAATCAACCAAGGGATGCTGACCGCGCTGAAGGCGATCGAGTCAGCAATGACCGGGCTGACGAACCTGGTGGTGCGCACGACCGGACTGACCGATGGCACCAACCTGGGCATTCAGACCGGCATGCTCTTTGGCGGCACGCCTACGAGCAACCTTGTGGCCTCGATCGGCGAGAAGGTGTTCGGGACCGACAATATCCTGGGCACGCTGTCGCGCACGTTGGCCAACCTCTATTCGAACACGAAGCAGACCATCGTCGACTCGGGTTTGCAGTACGGCGGCAGTCTTCGTAACCTGCAGCAGGGTAACGGCTTCGACCAATACGCCAGCATCGACACGACCAAGTCCAGCTTCTTCGGCCTGTCGAAGAAAACTACAAATTCGGTTCAGACCGCAGGCCTCAGTGATGAGCTGTCCAACCAGTTCGGGCTGATCTTCACGAATTTGGACACGGCACTGCAGGCCGCATCGGTTGCGCTCGGCGGCTCGGCCGCTGACGTCACCAAGGTGCTGGACAACCTGACGCTGGAAAGCACGAAGGTTTCGCTGAAGGGCTTGACCGGCACCGCGCTGACTGACGCCTTGAACTCGGTTATCTCGAAATCGATGGACGAGATCGCCACTGCGGTGTTCCCGCAGTTCGAGGCTTTCCGCCAAGTAGGGGAGGGCTACGCCGAGACGGTGCTGCGCCTGGCCGGCGACTACGCCAAGTTGGATTCCATCTTGGCCGCCAGCAGCAGCACGTTCGGCGCCACCGGTATCGCCAGCGTGGCTGCACGCGAGCGCCTGATCGCGCTCGCCGGCGGCATCGACGAGCTGGCCAGCCAGAGCAACTCGTTCGTCGACAACTTCCTGTCGAAGGCCGAGCAGCTGGCCCCGGTGCAAAAGTACGTCACCGACCAGCTGGCGGCCATGGGCCTGCAGAGTCTGACCACGCGCGACCAGTTCAAGGACTACGTGCTGGGCCTGGCCAGTTCGGGCGCGCTGGCGACCGAAGCCGGCGCCACGCAGTACACCGCGCTGCTGGCCCTGGCCGACGCTTTCGCCAAGACGCACGCCGCGACCGAGGATCTGACCAAGACCGAGCAGGAAATCGCCGACGAACGGAAGGACCTGCAGCAGAAACTGAACGAGCTGACGATGACGTCGGTGCAGCTGATGGCGAAGGAGCGTGAAGGCATCGCTGCCGTCAACCTTGTGCTGTACGACCAGGTCAAGGCGTTGGAGGCTTTCAATGCAGTGGGTGAGGCGCAGGCTAATGTGCAAACCGCCTATTACAACCAGCGGAATGCGCTGCAAGAGATCATCGACCTGCGCCTGAAAGAGGCCGAGGCCACCCAGAAGCAGATCGATGCATTGAAGCTGGGCGACCTGTCGACGCTGAGCCCTGAGCAGAAATATGCCGAAGCACAGCGCCAGTTCGATGCCGCTGCACCTGGCGATGCGAAGAATGCCGCCGCTCAAACCCTGCTGACGGCCTCGCGGAGCTATAACGGCTCGACCGAGGCCTACGCGCGGGACTATGCCAAGGTTCAGGCGATTCTCGGGCTGCAAGCGGCTTCTCAAAAGTCGGCGGCAACGGTTGCGCAGCAACAGCTGGATGCGCTCGACAAGCAGATCGGCGAGTTGGTCGAAATCAATGCTGGCGTCAGTAAGCTGGACAGCACGATGATCGAGCTACAAAAGGCAATCCTTGGCCTAGGTTCCGCGATGTTGGCGCTTGCGAATGCCAACACTATGGCCGGCAAGCCGAACGTCGGCAACGGCGCGTCGCTTGGCCAGAGTGCAGTGGACGGCGTGCTGACCGGCATCTACAAGGACCTGCTGGGCCGCGCGCCGGATGTCGATGGTCTGAAATTCTGGGAGGGCGTCGCAGCCAGCGGCCAGACCTACGACCAGATCGTTGCGGGCTTCAAGGGTTCCGACGAATACAAGGCGCTGCATGGTTCGCATGCCAATGGCCTGGAGTTCGTTCCGTTCGACGGCTACCGCGCTGAGCTGCACCGCGGCGAGCGCGTGCAGACCGCCTCGCAAGTCTCCAACGACAAAGAGTCGAATGCGCAGATCGTCCAGCTGCTGGGCGAGCTGGTCGGCGAGTTGCAAGCCGACAAGGAGCAGCGCGGCGCAGTCGCGGTTGCCACCTTGAAGAAACTCGACACGGTCGCCAACAACCTGGCCGCCACCAAACGCGAACTCGCACGGGCTGAATAAATGATCCTGATCGAACTGGTTGCCGCTATCGACGCGGTAGGGACGGTTGCGACCTTTTGTTTGTCCGACAGCAAGTTCGTCACCACGCCGGCCGACACGCCGCCGAACGTTGCGTTCCTCGATGCGCTGATGAATCCAGGCAGCATCGGGCTGCACGCCTACTCCGACGGCAAAACCACCGGCGGCACAACGAAGCTCGAGACCGGCGAGATCGTGATCGCCAACATCGACGGCCAGTTTGATGACTGGTTGAACTACAGCTTCGACGGCCGGCCGGTGACGATTCGCACCGGCACCGGCGGCGCTTACCCGGGCGCGTTCCAGACTCTGTTCGTGGGCACGGTCGAAAGCATCGAGGCGGACTGGGGGCAGATCACAATCCGGCTGCGGGACAAGCAATATCTGTTCAGCCAGCCGACGCTGGTGACGCGCTATGCCGGCACCAATGTGCTGCCTGCCGGCTTCGAAGGCGCGCCGACCGACATCATGGGGAAGGTGAAGCCGCGCTGCTACGGTGCGGTCTTCAATGTGCCGGCAGTCCAGGTGAACACCGCCAAGTTGACCTACCAGATCAACGACGGCGCGGTGTCGGCAATCTCCGCCGTGTACGACAAGGGCCTTGCCCTGACGTTCAGCGCCGACTTCGCCACGAAGGAATTGCTTCAGGCATCTGCACCGGCGGCCGGAGCGTTCAACACTTGCCTCGCCGAGGGCTTCTTCCAGTTGGGCGCGATCGCCGCCGGCCTGGTGACGGCGGACGTGGTGCAGGGCGCGTCTGCTGCAGATCGAACGGTCGGCCAGGTACTGCGAAACATCGCTCTCGCCGGGGCGCTGACCGCCGGTGAGGTTGCCGATCCTGACGTCGCCGCGCTGGATGTGGTGAGCAGCGCCGTGGTCGGCATTTGGCTCGACAGCGACTCGACCACGAATCAATCCGCGATGGACCAGGTCGCCAGCAGCATTGGTGCGTGGTTCGGATTCGACGGCAATGGCGTCTTGCGGATGGGCGTGCTCGCCGAACCCGTAGGTACGCCGGTCCTCGACCTGGGCGAGTCGGAGGCATGGGAGGCGATCGAGCGCCGTCCCGCGCGCGACAGCGGCATTCCGGTCTGGCGCGTGACGATGAACTACGCCCGGATCTGGTCCGTGCAGACCTCCGACTTGGCCGGCGCCGTGCTCGCTGATCGGCGCGCCTACCTGGCGCTGGCCAGCCGCTCGGTCGTCTCGACCTCCATCGATGTCAAAACGAAGTATCTCCTCGCTACTGACATGACGGTGGATGGCTTGCTGGCCGTGGCCAATGACGCCGCCACGGAAGCTGCGCGCCAACTCGCGCTGCAGAAAGTGCGCCGCGACATTTTTGACGTCCCTGTATCGATCGACGTGTTCGACGGCCGCACACCGTCGTTGATGAGCGTCGTTCGCCTGACTCTGCCGCGCTTCGGCCTCGACGCCGGCAAGCTCTTCCGCCTGATTGGCATCCGCCTTGAGCTGACGACCAATCAGGCAATTCTAACTTTGTGGGGTTGATCAATGGCCAATTGCATGATCGGGTTCCCCAATCGCGTCGATGCTGGAACTCTATCGGGCGGCGACTGGGTGACGACGTTGCCGCTTCGCCAGCTTCAAAAAGCAAATCTTGGGCAAGTCGCCCGCTCAACCAGCCTTCTGCTTTCCAGCACGCAGTTCAATCTCGATCTTGGCTCCAATCGGCGCATCCAGCTCATCAGCTTCCGCAACCACAACTTTTCCATCGGCGCCAAGTTCCGGCTGCGCGGCTACAGCGACGCAGCGCACACGATCCTGATGTACGACTCCGACTGGGCCAAGGTCTGGCCAGTCGTCTACGGCCTCAACGTGCTCGACTGGAAAGACGAAAGCTGGTGGAGCCGGAAGTACACCCGTGAGCAGCGCGAAGGGCATATGTCGGAGCTGGTGCACATCATGCCGACCTCGAAGTTCGTTCGCTACTGGGTGGTCGAGTTCGATGATCAGGCCAACCCGGCCGGTTACATCCAGATCGGCCGCATGTTCATTGCTCCCGCCTGGCAGCCGACCATCAACATGAGCCACGACGGCGCGTCGATCGGCTGGGAGACGAAGACCGAGGTGCAGGAGGCGCTCAGCGGCGGGGAATCCTTCCAGCGCCGCACTCCGTTCAGGGTCCAGCGGTTCACGTTGAACTATCTCGACCAAGACGAGATGTTCACCCAAGCATTTGAGATTCAACGCCAAGGCGGCATCGACCAAGAGCTGCTTTTCATCTTTGACCCAGACGACACGATCCACGCCATCCGGCGTCGCTTCCTTGCGCGCATGCGCACCCTCAGCCCCATCGAGTTCCCAGTTGGGACCAAGAACAACGTCGCCTTCGAGCTGAAAGAAAGAATCTGATGACAGTCGTTACTGTAAATGGAAATACCTATTCCGACGATGGCTCGACGCCGAAGGATATGAACGACGGCGGTTCCGCCGATTGGTTCTTCCCGCTGGTGCAAGACACCATGGTCGAGATCTCCGACGCAGTGGATGCGACGGCCGCCTCGGAGGCCGCTGCGTCGCTTGCTGCTATCAGTGCTGTTGCCGCTCCCGGGACGAATGCTACGTCCACCAGTACGGTGATCCTAAACACGGGCTCAAAGACTTGCACGATCCAGACTGGCAAGGCTTTCGTGATCGGCAGCTTCGTCGTGTGGGCGGACACAACCGCTCCCTCCGCCCGCTGGATGTTTGGCCAGATCACAGCGTACAACTCTGGCACGGGGTCCTTCACTTGTGCGATCACGCGTTTCCAAGGTAGCGGCCCTGTCTCCACCTGGACGATAAGTCTTGCTGCGCCAGGCTCGCGGGACACCGGAGGTGCGCATTCGGATGTGGGCAGCTTCACTCTCTTCACGACGACGGAGAAGTTCCGGGAATCCACCGGCTATGTGGCTCTGCGCAGCGCGACACTTGCGGCTGGTGGGTCTAGCATTCCTGGCCCAAATGCGTTTGCCATTCGCAATAGCGCTTCCAATTACGCGACGGACCTGCAGGTGTTGGACTCGGTAGGAGGAGGGGGAAGTACGATCAATGGCTTCCTTCCGTCTGGTCGGACTGCGCGCATCGATGCGCCAAGCACGACAAGCTGGCTGACCAGCGACCTGCTGTCCTATGGTTCGGATGCCAAGCAGCAGATTACCTTCAGCTCAATCGTGGCCGGCACTGGCGGCGTCTGGACCAAGGCAATTGCTCTGCCATCTGGGAACACGGTGGTTCTCGTCTACGGCGCATCGCTGCATGCTGTAGTGTTCGATTCAAGCGGCAATTTCAGCGCTCCGCTGCTCATCCGAGCAGGCCTGTCGACGATCGGTGGCGAGGCCACCGTCACAGCGGTTGCGGTCAACGACATTACTGACAATGTCCTGGTGGCGTCATGCCCTGACGGCGGGACTGCCCTGCAAACCGTGATCCTCACCGTGAGCAGTCTGTCCCTCGGTCTAGGCACCATGGTCGCCACCACGCTTGGCACTGCCGCTGTTCGCCTGGTGGATCTGCGCCCGATCAATAGCTCGGCGGTGGGCAACCGGAGCTTCATCCTCTCCGCCCTTGGCAGCACGACGACGATGCAGAATTATGGAATCGTCATCGTCTCGGCAGCCACTACGATGACGGTCGGCGCGGTGCGCACGGATACGACGACTGCGAGCTTTGCTGCTGTGGTTGTGCTGCCCAATGCAGTCAGCGATGTCTATATCTCGCTGACGTCGACGGCCACGGTATTGTCAGCAAAGGCCGTTACCGTCAATCCGACGACGGGTGCTCAATCGTTGGGTAGCACGGCCACCACCACGGTGACCTCTGCCTCGGGCATCTTGGTGCGAGAAAACCTGCAAAATTACGGAGACGCAACGGTTGTTTTTCTCAATACGTTGCCGAAAGGCGCGAAATTGACGCTAGCCGGTACCGTTCCAGCCTTCGGCTCTCCGGTGTCATTGACGAGCGCGATCACCACAGCAAATACCTATGCAATTAGCGTATGGAATGCGCTCCCCGGGACGGCGGTGTCCGGAACCGATTCATCAGGTCGCTTCATTACTGAGATGACGGATTGGGACTACAGCACCTTTGCGTCTATCCGGACTGCCACGGTGGCCATGAGTGCGGCACATACCGTGGTCTGGGTCGGCCGCAGCGCCTACCCGCTCAACGTCTGGCAACTGCTCAGTAGCACTGAACTTGTCGTTGCCAACTGCCAGACGGCCGAGGGCTTCCCGACGACGCAGCGTCTCAATGGCCTGGCCACGTTTGCACAGGTGCTGCTGGCGCCGGAGGCGAACTACCCACGGTTCGCTCGGCCGCGCACAACGCTGTTCAGCGGTGACCATGTCCTGTCCGTCACGGACGGCACCAAGCCATCCGTTCAATACACGCTCAGCACGGTGAGCGGCGAGGCAACGCGCGCGCCTGTGAGCTTCCTCAACTCATTGGCCTTCGGCCACCTGGGATGGGACAACGCCGACCAACCTATCGGGTTCGGCTCCGGCCTTGGATTCGGCATCTCCTGGGTGGCCGCCGGTCCGGCACCCAGCCTTTCCCTGTCTCTTCAACGTGCGAGGCTCGTATGATTATTTCTACTTCTGTTGGACTGTTCGGCCCGTACGGCCGGATCGAAGAAATGGGCGACCGCGTGCGCGTCTGGCCGGCAGGCGCGCCAGATGGACACCTTGGCGCCGACCTTCCTTTCGAGGTCATTGGCGCCTACGAGGTGCAGGACATCGAAGTGCCCGTCGGCTTCGTTGCCGACGACTTCAACTGGATCGGTGGCGCGCTGGTGCGCAAGCCATCTGCCGAATAGCCTCCCAACCAATCCATCCCTGTCCATTATGAAAGCTACCATGCCAATCGAAACTACCACCGCAGGCGGTGCCGCGCTGATTAAAATCTTCGGCGTCCCGGTGCTGGCCGGCGCTGCGGCGACAGCATTCGCATTCCTGTTCATGTGGCCCAAGTCTCAGAAAGAGGCGTTCATGCGGTTGATGTGCACCATCGCGACTTCCGGCATTGCCGGCCCGTTCGTGGTGATCGCCTTCCACAGCTGGTGGCCATCTCTGTTCGATTCGGCCAAGGCAGTAGCCGCGATGTATGGCGCTGACCCTTCGCTGGGCGTCTTGTTCGTCGCCGGCCCGCTGCTCGTTGCCACAGGTCTACCGTCCTGGTGGCTTATTGGCGGCCTGGTCCGCTGGCTCGATCGCCGGAAGGATAAAGACTTGGGCGAGATGGCGCAAGATGCTGCCGCCGTGGTCCGTGATGTGCGGGGTGCCCTGTGAACCTGGCCAAGAACTTCACGTTGGAAGAGCTTACCTATACGGCGAAGGGTGTGCAGCTCGGACTGGACAACACGCCGAGCGACGCCGTGATCGCCGAGTTGCAGCTAACTGCCAACATGCTGCAGAAAATTCGCGACTACCTGACCGAGTTGCGTGATCGAGACACCCCGATGTCCGACATCAGCGGATACCGCTCGCTGAAGGTGAACCGCGCCGTCGGTAGTTCTGATACCAGTGATCACGTGAAGGGCATGGCCGGCGACTTCAAAGCGACCGGCATGACTCCCTTCGAAGTCTGCCAGGCGCTGCTGCCGAAAATGGCTGAATTCGGCATCGAGCAGCTGATCAACGAACTGACCTGGGTGCATGTCGGGCGTGGAAAGCAGGCCAACCCCATCAACCGAGTGCTGACGATCGATAAGCACGGCACTCGGCCAGGCATTGTGCAGGTGCGCCCATGAATCCTATCGATATCACCATCACCAAGTACAAGGTGATCGCCGCCTGCATCGCTCTTGCGGTGGCGATGGCCGCAGCAGCCGCTGCTGGCGCAATCATCAACGGGTGGCGTCTGGACGGTGAACACCAGCGTGCTATCGGCGTGGAGAAGACCTCTTATGCGACCCTGTTGGCGCAGCACAATGACCTGAAGATCAAGGTCGAGAAGCAAAACGGCTCTGTCGAGTTGTTGGCCTCAAAGACGGAGTCCGCCGACCTGCGCCGCCAGCAGGCAGAAAAATGGGCGGCCGGCGTCGTGGCTACGACCAACAAGACCATCGCGGAAATCAAGGCCAGCAAGGCAACGACCTGCGATGGCGTTCTACGTGATGCATGGGGGAAACAATGAAAGCTCTAACTTGCCAAATTGGTCAAGTCGCCGTGTTGATGCTGGCATTGACCGGGTGCGCCACGACGCAGCCGAAGTGCGAACCTGCGCAGGTCGTCGAGAAGGCGATCGCCGTCGGCTGCCTGGGGGATACGCCTGATGAGCCGGTCGACCAAGTCGGCGCCGGAGCGTACCCTGGCGACAAGGCCGCCGCGCAAGCCGCGCTGATCGATGCTGCTGCGTGGAAGGGCTATGCCGTCAAGCTTCAGGCGGCGCAGGCCGGCTGTGACAAGAAGCCTGCCGGCGCAAGCGCGCCTACTGCAATGCCGACTAAATAG